TTGTCTCCTAACCTTTCGACTTCATCTAAATATATCTTCGATTGTTTATTAAAGTCTATTAATTCATTAGGCGTAAGCCTTTTACGTGCATCTGCTAAACTAATCTTATTCTCTTTTGCATACCTACCATAAAAGGCTTCTATTTCTTTAGTGATTTGTTTAATTGTAGCTTGATAAGCGTTCTTTAAGTCTTTCTCATATTGTAGAGCTGATTTTTCATTCTGTATTAGTGTTAGCTCTGAACGTTTCTCCCAATAACTTTTCTCCGGAACTTTTGGCATTATTCTTCACCATCCTCACCGGCTCCTTGATCACCAAAGTCTGGATTCTGTTCTTTTATTAGTTCCTGCATTTCCGCCATCTTGGCCTCTTTCTCTTTTGCAAGTCTGTCCAGTTCTTGTTGAGTATTTGTTATCCACGGGTGATTTGCTATTATGGTTTCATCACTAATTACTCCAACACTGTTCTTTGCATCTTCAATTATTTCATGCTCATTGATTATGCTATCTGTATTAAAAATGACTTCAAAAGTTGTTTCTGTAAAATCTCCAATACCCTTGTTCAATAAATCTACTTTAACAAACCATATTAGCTCGTCAAGAGAAGCTGAAAACTCGCTGGCCATATCATCGGTATCACTGTCAAGGTCAGCATATCTAAATTTAAGGGCTACACCTGATGCATTACCAAGACTGACTTCTTGAGTATCTACCCCACTGCCTGCCTCGTAGATATCTTTGCGCAATCTATTGAGATGACTGTCTATTGCGGCAATATCCATCTTTGTTTCTACTGCGGTCATATCTCCATCACCTGATACGAAAGCTGTTCTGAAAGTAGCAAGGTTTTGTACAAATTCACCCTTATCGGTTCCATCATAGTTCTTAACAACCTTGATACTGTTTGGAACGTCCTGGAGGTTGTTTGATGTGTCAGAAGTGTTAGTATCATAATCATCAATAAGAGGTTTAATCCATTTTAACAAGCTAATTTCATCCGCATTATATTTGAATGCTACAAATGGTACCTTCTCCCAAGTAGCTTGCATATCTTTTGTTATTGGCTGTCCTTCTTCATCAACTTCGATTTCCCCATTCTCATTGGTTACCTCTTGATTGATAACAAAATGTCCTCTAACTCCTTCTTTCTTATCAGGGTCAGGCTCAAGTCCTCTATCTCCTTTGATATAATACCAAACGCCTTCAGTGGTGTGATATTCGACTTTTACAATCTCCTTCTTAACTCCATCAGGTAAGTATCTCGTGATTGAGTAATATCTAAGGACAGCATCTAATATAGTATGGTCTGCATCTGCCCAGAATGGAATGATTTCCTCTGAGGGGATTCTCTTAAAGCTTAATTGTCCTTGCTTGTTGTAATATACTTGCACCCATGCTATGCCGTTAATGATAGCATCCTTGCCCACATTCTTTAACATCTTTAAGAATGCTTTGTTAACATAATCGGTCAGTGCTTCAGAGAACTTTACATCATCACATTGGATACTAAGCTCTTTACTTAACAAGTAGTTGACCTTTTGATTTGTCAGTTTACGCATAAACGGATGAGGTAGTTTACTGTTGCTTAGATTCTTTACTTCCTGCTGAACACCTTTTCTGTCTATATAGTAACGTTTCCTGTCCTTAATATCGTTATCATTTGTGTAATAATCTTGAGCCTTGAGCATTAGCTTGCGTCTCTCACTCTCTTGCCATTCATTCAGGTTTGAAAACAAGAACTCTTCTTGTGGTTTTCCAAGATTACTCAATTTAGTTATCTTGCTTTTAATATCCATCATCGCACTGCTTTGGAAATTAGGAAAAATCATGTTATTACCTCCTTTTCATTTGTTTTATTATATAATAAACAAAAGTCCTTTGTTTATTATAAATACTTAAAAAACCGAGTTTGTACGATCGACTGTACAAGGTTTTTATTGACTTCCGCATATATTATGACGCCTCATTTACCAGCTAAAGTTAGTAGAATTTAATTCTTCTGTTGCATATCTTAGAGCGTCCATTAAATGATTGTATTCATCTATAGGGTCGGTACTTGGCTTTCCGCTATCCTTATCTGTTGCCCATACATAGTTACTTAATTCTACTACAGTATTTACGCAAGATGGATGAACATAAATCTTATAATCCTGGAGCTTCTGAATTCCTGCTTTAACTGAGCCTTTAACTTTCTTCGCTCCAAACATTCTATATAATCCAAGGTCTTTTAATTCGTCGATTGTTTTAGGGTCTGCTGAGTCTGCGCATATCCTTGCTCTTTCAAATCCTTTATATTTTAATGATGCATGTATATCTTTGTTCTTCATGTGAGTTTTGTACACTTCATCATAAATGAATATCTTCTTCTCTTTCTCATCTGCCAATAATGCAATGAATGCAGTAGGATCATTGGTATATCCAAAGTCAATCCCATGAAGTTGTCTATATTTGGGAGAGTCATCTCTGTCCAATTGACGTTTCATATAATTAGCATCAAAGTCCAGCTCCTGCCAATTCTCAAATACAAGTCCTTCTGCAATACCCCAATTACCTTCCCCTTCAATACTATATCTTCTTGGGTTCTCTTCTTTCATCTTTTCAAAGATTCTACGGTCATCATCTCCAAGGAATTCATTACAATCATAATTCTTTGTTAATGCTAATATATCTTCATCTTCGCTTAATCCATCAGCTCCTACCTTATCAAAGAATGTCTTTTTCAGCCATATCTTTTCACTCCAAGGGTTAAAGGTTAATGTATGTTGTTTAAATAATGGTTTGGGCATTTCGCCTCTTATGGACATATCCACCTTGTTAAAATCTTCCTCGTTTGTACATTGGAATGCTTCTTCCCACCATACCCAGCACAGCTCTCCATCTTCTACTGTAATAGATGTTATGGACTGAGGGTCATCTAATCCTCTGAACATTATCTTTTGCCCTGAAGGTATGTAGATTAATTCAAGTGGAGACTTTGTTGCTTTCCATAAGTGAGATACCCCTAATCTATTTATAGCCCATCTTATCTGAGCAAAGGTACTATCTCTATGAGTATTAAAATACCTTCTAATTACGAGTGTACAAGGTTTTAATCCATAAGTATGCCAATACTTCATCATATTATATGGAAACCAAAAGGAGGCGGTTGTAGATTTCTTACTACCCCTGCCTCCTTTAAGCACTCTGTAACGTCCTTTGAAATTCCAAAACTTCTTATATCCTCTACCGATTAACTCTGGTAATTTCTTTTTTGTTACAAGCTCTGTATTCATATCCTATCGCCTCACCCTTTTATTCGGATTGAAATATCTTTGTCTTTGCTTGTTCTTTTCCTGCTTCATCTCTAATACTTGTTTATATTTCTGATCGATGGTTATCCGTCTTGCGGCTTCTAACATGAAAGATTTCTTGGGGATTGTTCTTTTCTGCATTAGTCTAATAATCAGATAACAGGTTGATAGCTTTTTAAAGTGTCCGTGATTATCATAGTTACCTTTTGTGTTTACTACTATATAATCTCTTTCATTTTGTAGTATTTTATATTCGCTTACAACTCCAATAACCCTGCTCATTCATTCGCTCCCACTTTAGTTAATGTTAATCTTCTAATTCATCTTCTTCCGCGAATATCACTGTCCCATTCAGGTTAATTGTCTCCTCATTAAATCCTTGCATTTTGTTTAATTCTGCCACTGCATCTGTTATACCTTTATTGTTTACTCTGGAAGCTCTTCTTGACTTTTGTTGTTTAAGTATCTCTCTCAAATACTGAGGGGCTTTCTTCGGGTCTTCCTTCATTAGCTTTTGTAATATTTCTAACTCATCTTCGAAAGCATTGCTTATTCGCTCCATATCCTTTCGGTTCATATCTATTACATATCTTAACGTTTCAATAGATTGGTCTCTTGTCCATTGAGTGTTCTTTTGTTCATTTTCCCTCATTTTGTACAATAATTCATCATACCTTTGTTTCACCTTTGAGTTACTAAACAACTTTGATGCTTCACAATCTATAGAGGATTCCTTCCATTTCTTCTTAGAAGGATAAGCTTTTAGGTAAGCTTGTCTTTGGGTATTTCCTTTTACTAATTCATTAACAAATATTTCTTGTTGTTTTGTTAACTTATCATTATTATATTTAGCTCTTGCCATTCTTATCCTCCTTTCTATTTTAACTTATTTCTTCTTTTTTATTCAATAGGATAATAAATCTATCTATTCCATATTCTACCGGACATCTATGCTCTATTTTACATCCTCTTGAGTTTTCCCATCCTGGAAGAAAGTAAGCTATATCTGCTTCTGCTAAATATTCTAATGATTTAGCTAAATAATGCAATGGTTTTTTATTTGGTCCGAGGTAATCAAAGAATGTTTCTAATACTTCAATTTCTTCTCCGATTATATCTTTTGCTAATTTAATAGCTTCCTTTCTTTCCCTTAATATTTCCTCATCCGTTTTACCACTCATAGGTTGAGATATAAATAACTTTTTCATTGCCTTTTACTCCTTTATTTTCTTTAACATTTTCGCGCCTACCCTTACGCATATATTGTTGATTCTTCCGGCAACCCTTTTACCTTATCTGGCATATTGTTTACAATTATTATTTTTAATGCTGGAGTTGATTTAGTTCCTTGAAGTTGTACAGAATTAGTTGTTAATTTTATTTGATAATCTTGTAATAAGATTGCTAAATCCTTCTGTAATTTCTTTATATCTGATTTAGATTGTACAACTAAATATATTAGTTTCTTTCCATCCGCCGTTTGAGCTATTTTCTTAAATAGGTCTATTGCTTCTTCTTGTTCTTTGAAATAATGCATTCTCTTTTCCTTCTCATATAAAAAGCCTTTCAATCTTTGTTAAGTGGTTGAAAGGCTTTAAAGTGTTTAAAATTTGATTAGATTTGGTTTACCAATACTCTTAGGTGATATTCTTGGATATTATATCCTCCAGCTCCGATTGTTTCTACTTTTGCTTTTCCATTTTCTCCGGCTACCCAACCGTTTAATGCTTTTCCACCACAATGTATGTTTCCCCAATCTGTTACTTTTCCGGTTATTGCTTTAACCCTATTATATAAATCAATGATTGCATCTTTTGCACATTTGACATTGTTGTTATGAATCTGTTCTTTGGAGATGTCTTTGAATTCATAATCTGCTCCGGTGAATCCTGCTTCAAAGAATTTCTTCCATCCGAGCTCTTGGTACTTAGCTTGTAGATTGGTTTTTCTTCTTATATCCCATGCATCCCATTCTTCTACTAATTGGTCTTGCATTGACTTTAACGCCTCCGGGATTTCGCTTATTAAAATGCTTTCTCTTTCTATTGCTCCAGCTAATTGATTGTTGTATTTATCAAGGGTCTTTTTAGCTTCTGCTATTTCCTTGCCTAATCTTACGATATCTTCCTGAAGCCAACTGCATTCGCTTTCATCTTTTTTACCACTAGCTATCCAACCTTGTTTCTTTTGAATGGTGTTTTCCTTCTTAGCTATCTTAGCTTCCACCTTTTGAATTCTTTCTTTAAGTGTTGTAATTGTCATTTTTATTTCTCCAAAGTTTTTATAGTTAGGTGATAATCTGTATCCCTGTTATTATTATTATATAACATATTAGTACAAAATTCAACTGTTATTTTGTTTTAATTGGAATAAATTTAAGGCGTAACAGTTCATTGCTACTCTATATACAATTTCTCTTCTCATTACATATCCATTAGGCTCTTCGGTTTGCACCAACTCTTCACATACCCATCTATAGTGTCCTGCATTAGTTAAGGTTTTTCTATGTTTATCAGCTTCGAAATAAAATGATCTCATCATTGTTTCATGACATGTTCCCTTGAAGAAGTCCAATGCATTATCAATAGCTTGTTTCATTCTCATTTCTGTATCTAATTTACTATCTCTAATCTCATGATAAGTATATAGACATTTTTCTATGTATCTATATTGCCAATTATCAATTATTCTCACTTATTCTTCTCCTTTTTACTAATCACAAATAAAGGTTTTAGTAATGATTCTGCCATAAACTTTTGATAACATATTTTACCAAATCCCATTTCAATAGATTCTGGATTTTTTAATTTTCTTCCGCATCTTTTACATATATCCATTCTACTACTTTTCTCTTGAGGAATTGAGTAATTTTGATTTGGAGTATCTACCACCATCACCACCTTCTTTCTCATAACATGCAGACTCCTCTACAAGACATTTGCTATTATATAATGTAATGACATTGATTGTTCAATTGCTCCGGTTTTAATTCCCTTTTCTGTTTCTCTTATTAGTCTAAGATATTTAACCAATTCTCCAACACTGTAATTAATTCCTTTTTCCTTTGCTAATTTTACTTGCCATCCAGTTAGACCTGTTCTCTTGGTTATATCTGCTCCTGCTCCAGCAGATTGAACTAATAACATTGACCTGAAATTGGTGTATAATAAGCTAATTGCTCCTAATGGGTTTTCATTTATTGCCATCAATTCCTCTAATAGATTATAACTTCTTTCTGCTTGCCTTTTACATACTGCATCTATCAATTCAAATATTACATCTTTTGGAGAGGTGTAAATTAACTTCTCTTTAATGGCTATTTCATATGCTGTATCGATATCACATTTCCTTGCGGCGGATAGATGTTTTAGCTTATCGCACTCTAATAATATCCTACTATAGTTACAATCACATAGTTCTGCGAATTGTACACCTTTCTTTACATCCAATCCAATCTCTTTCTTAATATACTTGGCCAATACTTCCGGAATAAGTTTTTCAAATTCTGTGAACATATCAACATGTCGCTTGTAAAACTTACTTCTCTTATCGAGGTTGCTATATACTAATATGATGATATTATCTCCTTGTACAGCTCCGCTATTTAGTGTATCCCATATCTTTTCCTCAGCTAAGTATTCTTTATCATCTCGAATAACATAACAGCTTGGCTTATTCATAAACGATTGGTTTTGTAATTTCCCAAATATTGAAGCTATACTATCTACCCGCTTGGCCTTTGATCCTACAATCTTTGCTATCTTATCAATATAGATATTCATTATAGCTATTTCTTCGCCGGTAAATATATAAAGTGGTTGAAGAGTCTTTTTAACCAATTGTTCTTTGAGTTCGTGTAATTGCATTTATTTACCCCTTCTGCACATTTCATCTGGTCTTAATCTTGAATCCATATTCCCCTCATCTCCAATATCCACATATCAATTGTAGAAGGTTTATTGACTCCGGTAATATTTAATTGGGATAAGTATTTACTTGTTATCCTGATACTCTCTTTGTATTGGAGAAGAGGTTGTTCTATCATTCTATCCCTACATACAAACATTATCGCTCTCATGAATAGATTAATATTCCATCCTTCATCATTCTCTTTGCAATTAAGTTTTAATCCTATCTTAAAAGCATTAGCTCCATTCACTATCCCTATATTGTTGACAACTGTTTCTACAAATTCATAAAATTCAAGGATATTATATCTCATTAGAATATCAACTTCTCCAGGAACGGTACATAGGTTTGAAACTATTGATTGTTCTTCTCTAGATAGTTCATATTTCTTTAACTCTGCATAATCTAATATTTCCTTTGGAGTGTAAGGGTCGATATTTAATACTGTACCTCTACTTTTTAATGTTGCTAATGTATTATTGATATCCTTTAAAATCATAATGAAATAGGCTTTTCTTGGAGGTTCTTCAGTTACTTTGAGTAATACATTCTTTGCCGCTGGACTCATCTTATCTGCATCTGGAAGTAAATATAAAATAGGCTCACTTTGTTTATAAGCCAATGCAATGATTTCGCGTACATTATCTACTTTAATATCACTCTTTATTAGATGAGCATTTAATCTCTTCGCAATTCGATTGGCTATTAACTTACGACCACTATTTGCTTCTCCGCAAATGATAACGAATCGAGGAAATCCAGCTTCAATCATTTTATCTATTCTTGTTAGAAGTCTTTCCTGACCTATCATCTTTATTCCTCCTGACATAATAAAATTATAGTAGCTTCGATTAAGGGTTTAGGGCTTGGTTCCCATTTGATGTCAGCATTTAACTTGATGATTTCTGCTAATAATTCTTTAATAAATTCATAAGTTTCATCATCCCATGCATCCAATTTATCTGCATAAGTTGAAGGAATTTGCAGGTATTCAAAGTCTCCAATTAAGTAATACTTGTAAGCATCCAATACAAAGTAACTATATTGCTTTATGAATTGCTTTAAGTCAACGCCGCTTCTATGAGCTTCCTCAATTACTTTTACAGCTTCGCTGGGGTTCATATTAATGATAGATTCCGTTAATTCAAACATTACATCGTAATTGATAGTTCCAAGAGCTTCTACAACGCTTTCTACACTGATTTCTGTATTATAGCTAATACATTTATCCAGTAAAGTTATTGCATCTCTCATTCCACCATCAGCTAATTTAGCTATGTAACCAAGTGCTTCATCATCATAATTAAAAGAACCTTGAACCTCTTCTGTTTCGTTTTCCCAAGCCAAAATATTTTTTAATCTGTCTACCACTGATTGATAGGTGATTCTTTGGAAGTCATATCGCTGTACCCTTGAAATGATGGTTGCCGGTATTTTTTGAGGGTCTGTTGTACAGAAGATGAATATTGTTTGAGCAGGCGGTTCCTCAATCAACTTAAGCATTGCATTCCATGCCCCGGTTGATAACATATGACAATTATGAACTAATATATCATTTGCAAAGTATGATGAGTGACCACTCACCTCTAAATCATAAAGCTCAATAAATCCTAAAGATTTTTCTCTATCTCCAATATAACTCTCGAAAGATTCATTTTTATTTCCTGGTTGGTAAATCTCAATACTTTCCACCCTAATTGCTGGAGCAATTCCGTTTTCTTCAAATCTTTCAATAAACCACTTTTCCAGGCATGGGCTCTCCCATCCACCTCTATCGCCAGCATTCTGCTTGGTAAGGCAAGGTCTACTTTGTAACAAGTTGGGTATCCATTTCCCTTCGGTATCTTTGTAGGAATCGGATATTCTAAAATCCAATCCGTTGATAGAAACTGGAATAGAGTTAATTGCTCTGGGGTATATTTCCCGTTTCCGCCTCTCACCTTGAATGGTTGATTGAGAGTCCCATTTCTTTTCTTGGTCTCTATCATCTTTTCTATGTTGGCTCGTTGATGCATTGGGTTTTGAGCTTTCATTCTGGCCGAACTCTCTTTCCTCTGCTTCTGCCCTGCTTTTGACTGCATTGTCTGATGCTCGCTCCTTGATATCAGTTTCTTCATGCAATCTTTTGAACAGGTCTTTCTGAATGTCTTGTTTTGAAATCTTTGACCACATATCTGACACTGCAAATCCTTCATATATAATATCCTCCTCATTTAGTTGAGATGCTTCTATCCATCCGTTATTAGTAAAGAATAAATGGTCTTTGGTGGTAAGCATCTGAGAACCATCTGTCAATTTTATTATACATAATCGGTCTAAAGAAGTCAAGTTCTTAAAAACATTTTTTACTATTCCTTCTCCAATTAGGTTATTAACCTCCATTCCAATTTCTATATCTTTTATTGGTAGCCTTCTTCCATCTGCTAAGTTAATTAAAGTATCTTCGTGGAAGCACTCATCTATAATATAAACTTTGTAAGGAGCATCTAAGGCCTTGAATTTAGCATTCTCGATGATTTCCCTTACATTCTCCACACCGTTATTAGATGCAGCGTCTATCTCTATTGGATTACCTTTATTACCATTAATTTCATTTGCAAATATTCTTGCGCAAGTGGTCTTTCCAGTTCCGGCTCCACCTGTAAATAAATAACAGTTTTGATGGGTCTTTGTTCTTAGTTGCTCCTGCAATATTTGTTTAACGGAACCTTGCTCTACTACATCATCAAATGTCTTGGGACGATATTTTATAGCTAATGCTTTCATTATTGTTTACCTCCAAATAGTTTATCAAAGAATTGCATAATAGCTTCAGGTCTCTCCCCATGAGCTTTGCATTCCTCACAGTTTCCATCGCAGCCTTCTTCATTATCAGTATCCTCTTTGAACTTTGCCGCTTTTACTATTTCCTCTAATTCTTGTACAATTTTTGTTAATTCGAATAATACTTTTAATACTTTAGCTTCTACATTTTTCATATTAATTATCCTCCTCTAAGTATGTTTGTAATTGGTTGAATAACCGCTCATCTATTATATAGAAATTTTCAGGATTATTTAAACCTCCAAAATTAAAAGTTAGTGCCCAATATGGTTTTCCCATAGCGAAGGCTTCTTCTTTAAGTTTATCAATCCAATCCCTTTTAATGCTCATTGATTGTTTTTCAGTCATTGCTGTTTTACATTCAATGCAGAATTGTTCTGTTTTAACATCCCCTTTAGAAAAGGGAGTTGCCCCGCTGTTTGGTTGCCTTTTTCCTCGCAGGCTTTTGGCTACCTTGGATTCTTGGGCTTTGCTGTATTTTCGAGTGTTCAATATTATCGATAACTCCTTTCTCTCTTCCGTAGTTTAATAGTTGGGCGGCCTTGCGTATGACCCATTCATCTTTCAGTGGTAAGAATGCTCCAGTGCTTGCATCCCAATCTTCAAAAGCTTTTGCAAAACATACCTTTGAAGCTATATCAGGATAATCTTTTTGTAATTGAACTAATTCCCTGCCCCATTCATCAAACTGGGCATCTGTTATCAAGTTCTCATCTAATACATAATATATCCGGCTATGTATTAACATCTGGCACCTTCGCTGCTGAATAAGGGAGGCGTAGGGCAACTCCTCATCAGTAAATTGCCCTGACTTTATCCATCTTTTCTCAACCTTTTTTGCATCAAATAAACCCATAACCTCCGTTCCCTTTAATCGCTATATATTTTCCTACCGGGCTTGCCTATGTTTTTTAGTGTTGTGAATGTTCCTTTTATCTTTGCTGCATACTTATTAAAACAATCTTCACATACATTCGCCCAGCCGCCTTGCTTTAATTTAGCATCTTTTGTGGCTTCTTTATTACATATATCACATTTAACCATTTCTACTTTCTTTCCTCCTCTAAATATTTTGGGTCATACTCTGCCAAACCATACTTTTTAGCATACTTTTGTCTTGTGGTTTCTTTAATTGGTTTTCCCGATATGGGAGAATAAGCTCCCCCATTACATATACACTCATCGCAGCCAAATTCACCAGAGTTTTCATATTCACAATCATAATCGAAACCGTCAGTGGGGTTTCCGCTTTCATACCCCAAACAAGGAATGAATTTCATCGAACTACCTCCTGCTCTTCGATTGCTGACTTTATAATCCAGCCTGTCCACTTTATTTCTTTGAGCTGTTCCTGCATATCCTTAACAGCTTCCCTTAACTCATCATCAGTTTCAAAGGGGTTTACATAGTTATGACCCCCACACTCAGGGCCAATCCCAAAGTACTTACTTATAGGATTTGTTAATGTTCTCCCACATTTCATGCAGCTATGGGTTAATTGCTCGGTAATCTCTCCCCATAATTCCATCTGAACCATTCCTCGGGTTTCCTTGAGCTTCCTACCTACCATTATTCTCATTGGCATCGGGGTTCCGTTATTCCACTTATCGTGGAAATCAAATTCAGGACTTGCAGGCTTTGTCATATATTGACGAACCTTTATTTTATAGATTGGAGAACCTTCTAACTCTTGTATTTCTTGAGCTTGGTTATCCTTGATTTTAGCTCCTTTATTTAATATTATGGTTAATTGTTCGCCTGACCCTTTAACGGCTTGTATAGCCTTGTTTAAATCGCTGTACGCTATACCATTTACTTCTACCGAACCTTTATATCCTTCTAATAGATTAAGCATTAGTCAATCACCTCACTAAAATGAATGCAGTATCCGTTATCCCAAAGTTCCGCATAATGCTTATCTTGATATTTGTATATTTTAGTTGTTATAACTCCAATATCCGATGTTTCGATATCTGAGCGGTGCATAAGCTGACCATATTTAGTAACTTCCCACTGAGTTGGCATTATTATCTTACCTCCCAATAATTTCCTACGCATTTATGACTACAGTTCCACGTGTCATATATCTTACCATCTATTACTACTGATAGATGATTCGCCAGGGATATGATGTAAGTCCCTTTGTTATATTTCTTAGCGAATTGCTCTGCGGTATATTTAGTGTTATCGGACTTCCTCGGTTGCTTCTGCATTGGATACCCTTGCTCATTTAAGTATCGCTTATAAGTTGGAGTCGCGTTTGGGACGTCTTTGATATTGAGTCCTATCAAACACAGTCCCTGATAAGTTTCCTCCCAGGTCTTTCCGGTTGCTTTTGCTATCGCTCTGATAACGCAATCAGCTGCTCTTAATGACCCTTTCGGGTTTTCATTATGAAATATAAAACATCCTTTGCTCTCTCTGTATGCTGCTGCCATTATTTTATTCTCCTTTAAGTGTTTTGAGTGTTTTAATTTCTTATCCGTATATTAATATTATATAACATATTGATTGATAAGTCAACTGTTATTTTAAACAACTTGCTCTTCTTCAATAAAAAAAGAGGCCTTTCAGCCTCTAATTTATCAATGATTTTATTTTGTTATAAATCTCATTAAATAGATATTGGTTATCCTCTAAATATTCAATAACGTTTGGTTTACCTTGTAATTTAATTACTTCACCTTCACCATCTGCAATAATTTCTCCGGTATCAATATCTACAAAATTGAACCAGCTTCCGGCTTGTTGAATGATCCCATATTTCAAGGCTACCTCAACTGTATCCGCTATAATGTCAATTCCATTATCATAGTTTAAAGTATAGAATCCAACACGTCTATCAGGCTTACAAACTTTGGTTTTCGCTATATTGATCATTACCAAGTTACCTGCAGGTGATTCAGCACTTCTCTTTAACTCATTTCCTCTTTCATCTATATATGCTCCCTTTTGAAACATTAGCCTTACACTACAATTATGCTTCCAGCCCTTACCTCCAGTTGTAATCATTCCACCATAAGGGCTATTCATATCCTCCCGCATTTGATTTATTCCTATTAGAGTGCAATTATATTTAGTACAAGATAATTCTGCTTTCTTTGAGAATAATGTTAAAGCTGCCGCTATTCCTCCATAAGTCCTTTCTTCCATTGTCTTCTCATAGGCTTGAGCTGAAAGCATAACCCCTAAGCTATCAATAATTACCAAGCCAACTTCATCGGTTTCAATCATTTGTAGTAGCATTTCAAATATCTGCTCTGCTGTCTGGCTTTGTGGTTTCAGGAGAATTAGCTTATCTGTATCCACTCCAAGATTCTGTGCCCATTCTTCATCTAACGTATTTTCGCAATCCGCATAAACTATTTGTTTTGCTCCTCTAGCTTTAAGATAATCTAATCTTGCTTGCTGTTCCTTCTTTTTCTTATCGATAGCCTCAAGGTCTTTAATTTCTTTTTCCCATTCTTCTTGAAATAATATTTGAGCATTAGCTACTATGTCAAGAGCTGTTGTCGTCTTGCCTCCGTTTTCCTCTCCAGCAAATTCAACTATTCTTCCTCTTGGGATTCCGCCATATAGCATGTAGTTTGCTCTTGGGCTACTAAATGGAATCTTTTGTGTTTCTATTCTTGGGATTCCTCTTGCCGCAATTTCTTCCTTGTATTGTTTATTGAAATCCTTAATTAATATATCCAATTTGCTCATATTAATCTACCTCACATGTCAAATATTTTCTACCTGCTAAATAATCGTCGGTTAGATACACATAATACTTGTAATGTGTCTTAACAAAGTTTTGCAAAACCTATAACCACATAGCCCTCTTTGCAATATTCTTCAGCGTCTAAAATGTAAGTGATTATTGTTTTTATCTCGTTGCCGGTATAGAAATGTCCTTCCAATTTCCACTCTCGTAGCACCATGAAGTCACCTACCTTGAAATTTCTATCTTTTTTCCTCACTTCAAATGTCTTTGCGCCTAAGTCCACTTCATCAAAATAAGGCTGTACTGTTTTCAGTTTATGAATCATAATTTGCTCCCCTCCTATGTTGCATAATAATCATAAGCTGCATCTATAACTTCTTATAAGTCATTGCAACCTTATCCATTACTGACCTCCTATTCTTCCTGAATCCACTCTTGCTACTTCATACTCTACCATACGTCTTGATATTACCTTCTTAACGCTTTGGAGTGTTTCGTTAGCTGCTTCCATTCGGAGTTTAATTTTCTTGTAAGCCCTTTGATAAGCTATATGGGCTATATATTCATTTTGAGTAGCTAACTCCGCAGCAGCTGTTTTATCTGCTATAGTTCCAGTAGACTTATCATAAATTTCATTATATAGCTCTTGTTTAACGGCCTTTGCTACGTCTTCCTTGACCCCTAATGCTTCTTGAGCCTCTCCCGTAAAATATAACAATACTGGAATGTTTAAAGTGAAATCATCAAGCTCTTTATCATTTGGAGGATTAGTAGTGTCATCAAGTATGCTTTTAATAAAGGTCATATACTCATCTAATGGTTTACAATAATCAGAAACTAATCGGTTTACAATTCCATCTATTATATCACTATTGGTATCAATTCTCTTTTGTAATCGCCTTACTTTGCCGACTTCGATATCACCACTTAATGCAGTTTCATTATCCTTTGCCATTAGTCATCACCCCCAAACTCCAAAGAAATAAGGTTCTGCCCACCTTTTAACATTCTTTAGGAATGTATCAGCATCATAATCATAAAAGATTCGTTTCTTTCTTCCTGGGACTACAAAGTGTTTAACTTTTGCTTCTTTAATATCTTTCACATTTAATGATTTAGCCCCATCATCTCGAATTCTCTCTAGTTCTTGAATTGGAACAAATGCTGTAATATCATGTTCTATAAACCAAATAATTACTCCTGCTATTACTCCACGGATTTTCGCTTTCTCCACCATTCCGTCCCATTGGTCTTTTGTAATTCCTGCATTAAAATTTAGGGTATTGCCGGAGAATGCTTTACATTCAAAGTAATATTGAAATGGGTATCTATATACACCAAAGTCACAAATATTTCTTATTCCAGCATAACCCGCCATCGGGTCAGGAAAGCGGTCAAGGGAAATATCAGAATGTTTTGAAAATGCTTTTTTTATTTCGTCTTCAAAATCTTTTCCTCTATTAACTCTCATTTACTTTCCTGCCTTTCTGCATTCTGACTTATAATTGCAATATTGACAAGTCTTCTTAGAAATATCTACAGGTTTTGGTGGTGGAATCAACCTGCCAACATATTCATCACACTGCTCTATCTTAGAAACTATATGCTCATATTTCATATCATCTGTTACTTCTAAGATAAAGGCTTTCTTATCGCAGTTATCCCGGTTCTCATACAGGAACAATATCTGGTCAATTCCTAAGCAGGTTGAATATGCTGTTCCTTGAGGTATATGTTCTTCGGCTACCCCTTCTCTTGATTGCCATTTATAAATGGTTTCTGTCTTAATCTCCAGTATATAGTATTGGCCTTTATACTTGATAATTCCATCACATAAGAAGCTCATATTTAAGTCTTTATGATATAACTTTGTTTCAAATCCTTGCTTCTTAACAATTTCTAAGTAATCAAGTTTTCTCATTTTGACAAACTTTTCAACATCTATATATTCGCAATCAATGCCAAAGTCTTTCATCTTGCTTACGGATGCTTGGATATGTTCGTGCCTATCACTTCCGGATTCACAAATTCCAACTAAGCAAGCATTGCTTCTCTCTTCGTCTGGAGGAGTTCCGGTCACTTGAAAATACATATTTCTAATACAAGTCATTGAGGATGGTTTATAACTTTTAGAAGGTTTACGTGCTTCAAGTGAATCCTGCTTTTCGATAGATGCCTTGAGGTCGGCCACAAATTGCTCATTGACTGGCATTTCATTTGTAGCCGCCTCTATCAGCTTGAATATATTTTTAAGACTCTGACGTTTCGCCATTATCTATTGCTCTGTCATCCTCTAACAGTGCCACAATCTGAGTTATTTTTCCTGATGTCATTTTAATTGCTTTTTCATGACCATACCAAAGTTCAACCACTTCTCCTTCTTGAGCTGCAATCTGAGATTTCAATAATTCAATGTCAGCGCAGCATGTAAATGCTTGGAAGTTTTCGCTGCCTTGATATTTGATAAGCTCTGTACCATTACTTCTCTTGCTACTGAACACGACTCCATCTTTTGTAAAGGTAAGATAAACGCCATTCTTATCGTAAGTTGCTACGAATAGAGCTAATCTATCCAACACATTTAATAAGGCGCTTTTCGGTAATTTACAAATGCTTCCAAACTCCGTTTCAAGGTAAGCATTAATTGCTTCAGCTGGATAATCTTCAATTCCTTCAAGCTCTGTTCCGAATACTGTTACATTTCCAGTAGTGAAAAGAATCTTGCTACCGGAGATTTGAACTGTAATCTTTTCTTCATCCATCAAAGCCAATAATTCCACAAGCTCTGCAGGCAGTAATACCTTATTTGGGAATACTTTAATGTCATTACTACATACTTTAAATGTATCTGTTGTGATTACCTTATCATCAAAGTAATAACCAGTTAAGCAAGGGACTTCCATTGTTTCCGCAAGGGCTGCCTTATTAGTATTTAATAATGCTTTTACTGTGGATAGATTGATTGTTGATTTTTTAACCTTAGTATCAAACTTATATTCCGGGAATTTAATTAACTGACCTTCTTCGTCAAGAGGTAATTCAATACTATATGTACCATTACCTTTCACCTCTAAGCTATTTTCTTTTAATGTCAAGGTAATTGTTTCTGTAGTAGTCTTGGCCACTAACTTACTGAATATATCCGTCTGCACAACCACATAGAAGTCATCACCTTCAATATCCTTCTCCATTACCTTTAGAGTATTTGTAGCATCGGTTGTAATAAGTGTAAGAACTCCTTTCTTTAATACTATGGCCATAAGTCCTGTGATGGGAATCATCTTATTATTAGATGCTCCTCTGATTGCTTTTGAAACCATTTCCTGCAACTTCAGTGTTTTAAGTTTAAGCTTCATTTGATTCGACCTTCCTTATTTTAATATATTTCTTTCGCTAATTCGTCATATTCTTTAAATAGAACTAAACACTCTTCTCTGCCTTGCTCTTCAATTGCTAATATATCTTTATCTTGGCGTTTATCTTCAATGAATCTATAGATGAAATCATCTCTGAATCCAATCTCTTCCGCATCACTTGGTCTGCACCCATAATATACGGTTTTGATGTTAGCCCATATAATAGCGGATAAGCACATTGGACAAGGATATCCGGTTGCATATATTACACATCCTGTTAAATCATGGGTTCCTTTAACCTTACAAGCTTCTCTAATTGCATTAACTTCCGCATGAGCTGTTGGGTCGTGGTCACCTAACACTGAATTAGATGTTATTGATAAGATTGTTCCATCCGCATCAATAACAGCAGCCCCAAACGGGCCTCCTATATTTTCATTCATTGTCTTACGAGCTTGTTCTATTGCCGCCTGTATAATCTCTTTTTTCATAAAATTTCCTCCTATAATAGACTGTAAAATTCTTGGCGTAATGCTTGGTTACTTCCAAATGCTCCGCTAATAGCACTTGTCTTGGTCACTGTTCCAGGCTTCCTAATTCCTCGGGTTGTCATACATGCATGCTCGCCTCTTATGACTACTATAATATCTTCAGTTTCAAGAACCTCTTTTAATATGTGCATTATATCCATTCCAATTCGTTCTTGAAGTTGTAAGCGTTTGGCCACCATATCTGCAATTCTTGCTATCTTAGATAGTCCAATAACCTTATCTTTGGGAATATATCCCACTGATACATCCATATTGTACATTAAAGCTAAATGATGCTCACAGTAGCTAAATATTGGAATATGTTCAACAACCACCAAATCTCCGGTTTTTACATCTTCAAAGCATTTATTAAACATTGCTGCAATCTCTTCATTAGTATATTGCATTCCTTCAAATACTTCGGCGTACATCTTAGCTACTCGCTTTGGGGTTTCCTTCAATCCTTCGCGGTTTGGGTCATCCCCAAGTGCAATAAGAATATTTCTTATTGATTCTTTTATTAGGTCTTTATCTATTTCTTTCATTTACACACCTCTTTTAGTTGGCTCCCATATAATCTTATGCAGCTGAACCTGTATTCTACATTCATTTAATTCATTATCCTTGATATAATCTACCATATCAGGTAATTCAATCTTTCCAAATACTGGACTTACGAATATAATGCAGCTTGGACTATATGTTTCAATTATTCTCTTCATATCATCCAAGTCTTTTTTATCCTCAACCACAAATTTCAACACATCTTGGTTTCTAAGATATTTCAAGTTTTTATGATTCATCTTATCTGCCATACCACTACTGATTGATTTGTAATCCATTGTAATGATTACATTTTCTTTGATGTAAGGGTAAATATCAACACTTCCATTTGTTTCAATATTAACTTCAAATCCTTCATTAACCAGCCCGTCAACTAATTCTTCTGCATTTTTATGAATTAATGGTTCTCCACCGGTTAAGGTAATTCTCTTAACTCCTGCTTCTTTAGCCTTTTCAATAACTTCGGAAACACTCATTTCAGTTCCATCTTGTCCTTCACAACTATATCTTGTATCGCAGTAAGAGCAATTTAAGTTACATCCATATAGTCTGATGAAAGTAACTGGGTAACCCATTCGGATACCTTCGCCTTCAATACTTGTGAATATTTCATTTACAAACATTTTATTCCTCTTCATAGATTGCAATATTTCCTTCGCTTTCCTGTATCTCTACCTTATAACAAGTAGGAATTTGTTCTGTGATCCATTTAGCAATATTCTCGGCTGTTGGATTAAAATCTACAATATTGTTAATATTTCGATGGTCTAGCTTATCATGCACCATTTTTTTGATTAACGTAAAATCTTCCACCATTCCATTATGATTTAATTTCTTAGTTTTACAAAAAACGGTTACAATCCAATTATGCCCATGTAGATTTTGACATTTACTTTCATAATCCAATTCAAGTTTATGAGCGCCTGCAATTTCCATTCTTTTTGAAATATAATACATAAATTTTTTCCTCCTGTATTTTCTGCGTCATATATTATATAGAACTTTTTACTCTTTTATAAAGCTGGGTCAGAAATATTATTTAATTTAAAAGCCATCGCTCTGTCAATGCATGTTCCGCATGTTCCGCAAGGGGTCTCCCCACCTTCGTAACAGCTCCAAGTTAATTCATAAGGTGTTCCCAATTTTAATCCTTCTCGAACCACTTCTGCTTTTGATAGATTAACTAATGGAGCTCTTAAATTTACCTTTTCATAGGTTCCAATATTAATAGCTTGCCCAATAGCATTTGTAAACTCTTCACTGCAATCTGCATAAGCTCTTCCGGCTGAATCATCTGCATGAGCTCCTAAATAGATATCAACCATATCATCAGGATAAATAGAAACAGCCAAGGTTGCTACAGCTGATAACATTAATCCGTTTCTAAATGGAACATAAGTTCTGACCATTCCTTCTCCATCTTTTGCTATCTGTTCTGCATAGCTTTCATGTATTATTTCTTCTGTACTTTGAGATAATAAAGAACAATTACTATATTTGAAGATTGCTGATAAATCCAATTCATAATGCTTTACTCCATAATAATCCGCTATCTTCTTAGCACATTCTAATTCTTTACTGTGCTTCTGTCCGTAGAAAACAGATACCGTTGAAACATTTTCTAATCCTAATTCATCTATTGCTACTGAAAGGCAAGTGGTGGAATCTACACCACCACTATTCAACACCAATGCTTTTTTACTCATCGTATTTTCCTCCAATTATTTAAAATAGGGATAATTTCTTTGGGCCTGGGATATACTTAATATTAGAAGCTTTTTCAGATAAATATCTTAGATGATACTTCAGCCGTGCTTTATAATTAATTTGTAATTCATCTAAGGTAAAACCATACTTACTGATTGTTCTTTCAAAGGCTTCTTGATGACTTGGACACAAATGGGAATAATGCTCAAGTAAGCGTTTCGCTTTTTCACTAATCGCTATAATTCCAACATCTGTAGTTATATTTCCATTGGCTCCTGTCATTATCCAGCTTGTACTATCAGCGCTCGTTATTGGATAAGACTCAAGTAGATTAAATGATGTCATTCCAAATGCATGCACTTTAACGTTGGGATTACTTGACTTCTTAATGATACTAAAACAACTATCCAAGAATGATTTCTTCGTTGGCATTGGTTTTCCTACCATACCTCCAAGGGCTATGTAAGGAATTGGTTGTCCATTATCATCCCTCCACTCAAGAGCTTGTTCTAAATATCGATAAGGTTCTCCGACGTGGAAAGTATATAGAAGACCTTCAGGCTTTTTCATTCTTGGTCTCATATATAGGTAGTTTTCCCAAGTGGCTGCAGCGGCTTCCTCAACCTGTTCAGCTGTATGCCCTTTAACAATATCCCCAGGGATAACGTCTATTTGACCATATAATTCGATATGCTCTGAATAGGTGTTAATGAAATTTATATATTCTTCAACATCTATTGGCTTTTGTTTTGTCCAAGCGGTAAACGCTCCACTATCGATAAATAATTTTTTATTATCCGATTTGTTTTCCAATAGTTCAATGAACTTGGAAAACTTGTGACCTACATAAAAGTAACTCATTAAAATATTTCCAGGTTCATCAAATACTATATCAGTGAATGCTTCTGAACCTGCAAAGTATAAGTCCACCATATCTACCTCCTTCTGACTTATTATATAGATTTATTAATCTAATTGTAAAGGCTCTCCATACCAGCATTCTGTGACCTCAACATCGCATTTTGATGGAACTGCTAAGTCTTTTGCAGCCTCTACCATTAATTGAGCAAATCTTTCAGATACTTCTTTAGCATTTTCTCTTGGGCATTCCCCAATTAGTTCATCATGCACTGCTAATAGTAGTTTGAATCCCAATTCTTTTAATCTTGCATCATTGCCTACTAAAATCATAGCAAGTTTTGTTTGGTCTGCTGCTGAGCCTTGAATTCTACTGTTTACACATTGTCTGGTAGCTTCTGCTATATATCCACCATTGTCCTTTATTAAAATTCCTTCAGTTTTCGCCTTAGCCTTAATTACTTCCTTTTCTTTCCTGCTATACGTTCTATTTAATAGATTGATATATTTTTGTTTAGTAGCTTCATCTATTTCTAATAGGCCATCATCGAATTCATCTTCATCATCGAATAAAGGGTCAAAGTCTTTTGGGGCTCCTCCTATATAGGTGAATTCATAAGGTGGGAGTTGCATATTTGGTAGTCTTCTTTTTCTTCCCCAAACAGTTGTTACAAAGCCATAATCTCTTGCCATTGCTTCACTTTCTTCCATAAACCTTTTAAGTCCAGGGAAAGAAACCATAACTTTGTCATAAATCTCTTGCGCCTTTTTCTTAGTAACTTGTAAGTCTTCTGCAATAGCTGCTACACCCTTACCATAACAAACACCAAGTACAATTGCCTTTGCGGCTCCACGTCTTTCCTTACCTTCGGGATTACTGGTTCCATCTTCCCTAAATTCTTTACATTCACTATAAAGCATATTATACGCCATAGATGCAATTTCTACATATAGGTCTTTACCATCTCGGTATGCTTTAATCATCTTCTCATCTTTACTCATGTGAGCCATGATTCTTGGTTCCTGAGCTGAGTAGTCAGAAGATAATAAAACATAACCATCTGACGCTCTGAACATTTTTCTGATTTCATTATTATGTGATGGTATATTTTGCATATTAGGGTCACTGCTGCTAAATCTTCCAGTATCCGCTCCAATTTGATTGAATGATGCGTGAATACGTTTGGTCTTTGGATTTGTTATTGCAGGCATCTTATCAATGTAGGTACTTAATAACTTGGCTATTCCTCGGTATTCTAAGATAGCTTTGGCTACTGGGTGGTCAATCTTACTTAATATTTCTTCTCCGGTTCCTCTTGGTTTTTCTTTATCAACCGGTTTAATTTCTAATACATCGTAAAGCATTATAGCTATTTGAGTTGGGCTTGATATATTAACCGGATACTGTAATTTATTAGCTGCTCCTCTTTTTTCCCTATATTTATCAAGAGCTTCGCCGAAGTTGTCACATTTTTTATAAAATTTATCTTCAGCTTCTTTTAATTTAATATTGTATTCCTTGGATAATCTATCAGCCAAATCAAAGTCAAATGCAACTCCAGTATCTTCCATCTCGGCTACTATGTTGATTAGCGGCATTTCTATATGATTAAATACAAAAGCAGGGCCGGTTAAATCTCGTTCAACACATATTGGGTCACCTTCTGTTAAGAATGGTCTTTGAAACTCATACAGCTCATAAGTGATTTCAGCATCCCTTGCTGCATATAGATATCCGGTATTTACCGGAATGTGAGTAAATGGAATGCCTTTGAATAAAGAATCAAATCCAAACGCATCTCCTTCCCCCTGCATACAGTATTTCTTATGCAATGCTTTAAGGTTACTTTCTGGCTCATTTTCATTGAGCAATCTTGCTGCTAAGTAACCATCCCAATAAGCGGTCAATTCAACTCCAAGTTGATTTTTAATTACCCTAATATCAAACTTAGCATTGAACATTATTACCTTGATTTTATTATCAACGATCCTCTGCATTTGCTTGGTTGCAAATTCATCTGATATTTGATTTTCTATCTCAATTCCGGTTACATAGCTTACGTGATGAAGGGGTATGTACACCGCCTTATTTCCGGTTGTATAAAGACATAATCCAGCAAGAGTACAAGTTATAGGGTCAAGACTATTAGTCTCTGTATCAATTGAAATTACTCCATTTTTAATACATTCATCTATATACTTTTCAAATGTCTCTTCATCTCTTATTACTTCATATCTATCTTTATATTTCCCTAAATTCTTATTAACCATTGCACTTATTGTTGAGATTCGCTCCAATAAGCCTCCGCCACCTTTTATTGTTATCCCCACATTGGCTTGAGCTGCTTTTGAAGCTTTCTTTGCTAATAAAGAATCTCCCGCTTTGGTTGCCCTCGGCGGGAGATTAAATAATCCACTCACTAAAACTTATCCTGATTTGCTATTGTTCTGCGTCTACCTGTGGGGCGGGAAGTAGGTGCTTTATCTTCTGTCGGAGCAGATGCTGGGGTTCTTCTTCTACGTGCAGGAGCTTCATTTGCAGGCTCTCTTGAAGTTGAATTTCTTCTATCGCTTTTTGGATTTCTTTCTGGCGGAGCTTGCTCTTCCACACTTTCCTCAAAATATCCATTATCTAAAAAGAATTCAAGTTCTTCAAATGATTTATCAAGAATAAGTGTTCCTAGTAGTTCAGGAACTTCCGGTAAATCTTCCAATGTAGTATCGTCGGTATCAAGAGCATATGTTTCATAAGTAGTCTTGGTATCGCCTTTCTTACCATTACGCTCAATCTCAAATGGTGTGGAAACCAATGGATTGTATCTTGCGCATAGACTTGATAATTTACTAAAGAAAGTCTTTCCTCTATCCCAAATCTTAATCTCTTCTGATTCAACATCATATAAGATTACAAATAGTTTTGCAATTACCCTGGACTTGGCCGCACATAGAGGGCAATCATCCAATGGTTGGTTGTATTCTCTTAGACAGTTAACATAACGCTTCTTACCATCTACTTCAATTTCATGTACTGCATAACCTTGAATATCATCAATTGAATTATACATAAATCTTACAGTTGCAACATCTTTGTCATTCTTCAAGGAGAAAAACCCTCCTCCGCCTTGTCCTCCATAATTATCAATCTCATCAGCATTAAATCTTGCCATTATTTTATTCTCCTTTCGTTTTTGTATCGGCTTGAACTCTTTGTAATTGAACTCTTTGTAAATTAAATGATTTTCTGAATAGCCAAATGGATATTCTTTGTATTAGCTTTTTTATCATCTGCTGAACCCTCCTATGATTATTATATAGAATTTTCTCTAATATTCTAAAATTAAAGGTATTAATTTCTCCCTTAATTTCTTGCGCATGTTACTCAGGGTCATCACGCTAACTCCCAATATTTTAGATATTTCCATATTTGTAAAATCTTTGAGTATTAAATTACAATATACCATTTCTTTTTCGTTCACTCCATATGATTTTAAATCATCAATAATTTCTCTCAGTGGTTCAGAACTTTCCAAATCAAATCCGTTTTCCACCATCAGCTCATAACTATCGGAAAAGAATAAGGCTTTTCGCTTTTGAGTATTAAGTGCTTGAGTCTCTTCCCTAAATTTATTCCGCAGATTGACATTGAAGTAAGTACTAAACATTGCCTTATCATTCTCGTAAGTCTGTAAGCAAAAGTCTAATTTCTCCAACGCAAAGCTTGCTATATCGTTTTGAGTCAACCCATAATAATACCTTGAAATATCGATTATCGACTTATAAGTCTTTGCAAATGCTAAAGCCAAGAGAGAAGGATTAAGGTTCTCTCTGTAGGCTCCAGCTATCTGCTCCAAGCTCATATCGCGGGTATCTTCAATTATTAGTGTTGAAAGCATATTAAGTGTTTCTAACATTTGTTTTCCCTCTTTAAAGTTTTCCAAGTTTTAAAATTGCAGCTTATTTATTCTTCTGGAATTCTAAGGAAGCATCTAATAGTTTTGTTATCTTCTCTTTGTTTGATTTATTATCTTCGCCAAAATGCACTCTTGCATCAAACATGTGATTCATTTTCTTATAATCAGTTAATTCTTCTACCGCTTTTGACCTCATCCAAAGTGTTACCCCTTTTTTATTAAAAGTAAATGCCATATACATTTTACCATCCACTTTTAAGCTTCTGAAACTTGGAACAGTAGCTTTAAATACTTCTGTTCCTCTTTCAGCCGCCAATTGTTCAATAAAAGCTTTTAATGGATGGTCACCTGAAATAGTTTCACGTTTTTGCTTTGATGCCTTTTCTGTCTTAGTTTTCTTTTCAGACTTTGTTTCTTCCTGCTTAGGTTCTTCTGATGCTGGTTCCTCATTAGCAGGCTCTTCTTGCTCTGCTGGAGTCTCTTCTTTTTCCTCGGCAGGTTCTTCTACTGTTTCAGTAGCTTCTTCCTGTATAGCCTCTTCAGCTACTTCTTCTGATTGAGGTTGCTCTTCTACCAATTCCTCTTCCATAGGTTTCCACCAACGTTTTAATGTTGCGTGACTAAGGGTTTTCTCTTCGCCGGATTCTAATTTGATAATAACCTGTTTGTCATTCTCGCTTACCAATTCCGCTACTTGACCATTTCTTACTGACTTAAATTTCATTTTATATCTCCATAAAGTTTTTTAGTTTTGATAAGTTGTTAATTCCTTATCTTTAATAATATTATATAACATATTCTTGAGAATGTCAACAGTTTTTTTTTAAAATAATTCTTGAAGATTTTCAAACTCCTCTTTTTCTAAATCATTAATGTCTTTTCTTTCAGGTATATCATAAGAAGTAACTAATTTACTTCCGTTTAAAGCCTTCTTTAATCTTGCAGTAGCCTTTTGTCCTGCAGCATCTGGGTCAAGAGCTGTAATTAGTTTTCTGCATCTAAGTTTTCTAAGCTGGTCATATTGATATTCAGTTCCAAGTCCTAATAAGGCTACAGCTGGCTTTCCATAGGTGTAACAGGTTAAAGCATTTAATATTGATTCGCATACTATTATCTCATTAGAATTTTTTGGTAATTCATAAAGTCCATAGATAGGTTTATCCACACCTTCAGGATAATGGAAGAATTTAATATCTACACTTCTTCGCGCTATAAATAAGGTATTGCCATTTATATCTCTAATCGGAAAAGTTAAACATCTTAATACACTTTTTACTTTTCCAAACTTATCTTTCAGTTCAAAGTGATTATCATATCCAACATCGAATTGTTCAATTACTTCATTGGTTAATCGTCTTTTATACATATAAGGATGATAATATCTATATGAGTCCAATTCCTCTTCTGCAATATAGTTGTTGATACTTTTATTATTACCTCTTTGTAGGTCTAATATTATATCTTTTCTATTCTCTATTGAAATAGTTAAGAAATTCTTTATTAGCCATTCTTTTCCAAATGCTCCCTCATCATCTTTCCCAAAGCAATGACTTACCATTTGCTCTAAGGAAGCGGTATACCCGCAGGTGAAACAATGGACTGTTCCTGCGGGCACCTCTTCTTTATTTACAGTTGATATACCGCATGATGGCTTTCTTTCCTGACCTTCAGCATGAATCGGACAATTAAATTGTATATTTCTTGGGCCAGGCTTGAATTCTGCAAATCTTTCAATTCCATTCGAAGCTAACTGAGCTTTTAATTCATTCAAGACTTCCAGCTCTCCAGCTAATATTGGATTTTTATTTATATAAAACATTTAATTGCCCTCCTTTCCTTAAAATACATCGAAATATTCCCACTGTTTCCCTCCGGTACTTTTTAATTTACCTTGACATGCGCTACTTAGGTTCCCTAAACTCAATCCATATTTATTAGCCGCCTCAGTTAAAGTATCAAATATTTCCCTGGTGGTAATGCATTTAACCGCTCGAGCAGCCCCATTTAGTTTACCTTTATTCTTTTTAGATATTTTTAATTTAGCCTTTTCTGATATTGGTACTCCTAATTGAGCTGGCATTCTATTGAGAACTCTATAATCATGTAGCATATTTTCGCTGGCAGTTACCCATTCAAGATTATCTAATTGGTTATTTGTTTTATTCCCATCAATATGGTTAACATATTTTTTATTATCTGGATTTGGTATAAATTCTAGACAAACCAACCTATGAACGGAAAGTACCTTACTTTTACCATCAATTCTGAGGATCACCTGTTCATATCCAGTTTTCTTATGAGTATTCTTTTTTAATATCTTTCCAGTTATATCATTTCTCACATTTCCTAAATTACTAATAGAGTATTTAGTTTCTTTAATCTTTCTATATATTTCCATCTGTAGTACCTCCTTAGAATATGTCAGTCCCATCATTGAAAGAATTTTTAATTTCATCAGCTTTCTTCTGTCTTCTCTCCGGTTTAACTGCATCTTCATCTGATGGAATATAGTTGAATTGACCTCTATCAATATCCCAGTAGTAGATAAGCTTTCCGCCATTGATACCATCTCTATGCTTCTTAATTCCAAATTCCAATCCAGCTCCTGTTTGCCTTAACGCAATTATCTTTGTTGCATTTTGAGCAATACCGTCTGAATCTCTGATTGTTTCCAGTTCCGGAGTTCCATCTGAATCCGCACCCTTTACTCCACTTCTATTTGATTGGACTACTACTAAAATAGGGATACCAAGCTCAATACTTAATGAGGTCAAATCTTCACTAATATTAGTTAAGGAGATTGTCTTATTATCTCCCTTTTTATATCTTTCATCCGTCAAATAGGTAATACCATCAATTCCCAATATATCAAGCTTATTTGTTTGACAGAAATGCTTGAGTTTTGTTATGGTTACCTTCTTTTGAAAATCCAATGGAGTTGCTACAATAAATGGAATTTTCTGCGCTTTCAGGTCTTTTATATATCCTTCATAATCTGGTTCTTCTTTTCCCCAAACTAAATTCCGATTTGAGAAATTTTTAAATAGTGTATCAAATCTGTAGCCTATTTTTGTTGGACTCATCTCTGGACTTATATATCCAACCCTATTTCCTATCTCCCAAGCATGAGCCAATGTCTTTGCCAATATCCATGATTTACCTTGACCAGTTCTTGCAAAGAATACAACTAATTCCTCACCCTTTGCCCAGCCATTTACAATTCCATCAAGCTCCTCAAATCCGGTACTGATATACCAAGGATTGTCAGCATTCATTTTATCTTTGTAAACTTGATATCTTTCATCTGCTTGACTAATTATATCTGTTCCTTCGCTGGTTGCAGCTATTTCTAAATTAGGTAATTGTGAATGCAAATATTCAACAGCATCATTAGCATTGGTCTTCAGTAGCTCGGCCACTTTCTGTACAACCTCAACTGATTTATAATATAAATGCTCTTCATATAAAGTATCCAATAAATACTTATCTGTTTCTGCAACATCTATAAAACTGAATTCATTAAAGTTATCTAAGAAAGTTGCTTTATCTGGAACCTTACCATATTTATTAAAATGTTCTAATATGAAGTTAAACTCACTTTCATACCCTACAAAATACTCTTCAGTAAGAGCATTCTTTGTGATTAGCTGCATATCTTGTGTTTGAATAACTTTGTTTAGTATTTGCAATGTAATCATCTAACGCCTCTCCTATCTGCTCCTACAAACTTAACAGGAGTGCTATCGTTCCAAACTCTGCTTGAAAGTCTATTACCAAGAGCATCTTGCAATTCATTTTGATGTAAGTTTCCGGTGTAAATATTGGATAATTGATTTAGCTTTCTTTGGTCAATATATGTAAGTAGGTTAGCGTGGTCGAAATCTCCAAGCTTTGTCGCCGCAATATCATCCCATATAACTAAATCTACTGTCATTAACCTACTCTTTAGTGTTTCAAAATCTTCATCCTTTCGACTGATTCCCTCTTTAATTTTTGTAAGAAATGTCGGAACGTGAATGAAAATTCCTCTGCATCTAAATCCATTAGCTGCCCATACATCATCGAAATATTTCTGCATAAGCTTTATTGCCCAAGTTGTTTTTCCATTACCAAAGTTATCGCTATAAATATAAACACTCTCGCCATTCTTTACGAAGTTTAAAATATCATCTTTTATTTCCTTTAATGTAACGAAAGCTTGGACATCTCTTTTTGATGGAGTTAATAAAACAGTATATTGCCTATTCCTTGGGATTCCACTGTTCTGCATTAAATAATCCATCTCCATATACCTTATACAACTTGCATTGCATTCTGGACTTTCATATTTTGCACACGCTGGTATATACCAACATTTGCTTTTATCAAATATATATTCATACGCCATTAGTTTACCTCATCATTTATATGATTCTGCATAATGGTAATTGTTTTATTATAGCCATCACGTCTGCGGGATATCATTGAAATGAATTCTTTGATATCCTTTTCATCTTCTGCCAGCCAATATCCTCCCCCACCCATTTCTCTTGAACATATTGGATAGGTGATTCGCAGTTCGGATATAATTTCTTTTAAATGTCTAAATGGTAACCCTGTGAAATTCATAAGCTGCTTGCTTGTTATTGCATCTTCTCTTTTTATAGGTATTAAGTTTAATACTTGTTCTTGTATATTAGTTTTCATTTGCTGAACCTCTTTTTTTAAACTTGTTACCTATTATATAGAAATTATTCTATTTTTATAAACTAATTACAAACAGAGTAGGAACAATTTCTGCAAGTAACACAACCACCTTCTACAGCAAGAGGTTCTCCGCATTCTGGACATTTGACAGTATTAACATTAGATTTCTCTTCTACCTGAATTTCAGACTCCTCTACTATTCCTTTGATGGAATTCAATAGATTCTTTCCATCTTTCATTGCTCTTTCTAATACTACTGCGATTGCATAAGGACAGCTTGAGCCTTGACTCACTTTCTTTCCTCTTGCCTTAGCTGAAGCATAGGATGGACATACATCTACGCTCTTTAATTGGTCAATAATACTTTCAATAGAAATTCCTCCACGTAATGAATGAGATATCAATCTTGATACAGCCTCTTGATTACTCCTGCAAGTTCCACTACTGCCTTTATTAGTGAATGTTTGTATAATATGTCCATTTTCATCAAAACTAATTGTTAAATAAGCATTTCCACATCCGGTTACTAATTTATATGTTTTACCAATGCTCTCAAAAGGAGCCTTAACTATCTGTCCTCTTTCTAATATCTCTTCTTTCTCTCTAGTAGTTAATATTCCGGCTCTAAAACAATTATCCCTAAATATTGTAACACCTTTCAGCCCATACTTCCAAGCTTGGACATATAAATCTGCCACTTGTTCAACAGTAAAGCTTTCAGGAACATTTATAGTAGAACTAATAGAAGCATCAATATACTTTTGCCAAGCTGCTTGCATCTTAATTCTATCTATATAAGATATAGTTGCAGCGGTGTTAAAATAATCCGGTAATTCGGATTCGTCTTTAAGATTGAATCTATCCATATATTGCTTAACTATTGGAGTAAATACCTTATAATATTTATCCTCACCATGTAAAGATTCAGTCTTCCTAGTATAAGAAATTGAATACATTGGCTCTAATGCTGTACTCACTCCTAACATTGTAGCTATTGAACCAGTTGGTGGAACTGTCAATATTTGACTATTGGCTAATCCCTTTTTTTCAATTAGCATTAGGGTTTCTATAGAAGCATTGGTTTGTAAGAATTTACTTTGCATTACAATTGATTTATTATACTTAGGATAGACGCCATAAACATCTGTCAATCTTGCGGATTCTTGCAAAGCGGTATTGATTAACTCCTCTCCTATTTCATTGGCTAAATCTAAGGATTTCTGATTACCATATTTAACGCCTATTTTGATTAATGCATCATGCCAACCAAAACACCCTAAGCCAATTTGTCTAAGTTCATTTACACACTCTTGTTGTTGTTTTAGTGGATGCGATGATAATCCTTCATGCAATACTTCATTAAGAGCTCTTACTGCAATAGATACAGTTTGTTTAAATTCTTCTAAATTAAACTCTGCTTTATCTGTAAAAGGGTCAGTGACGAATTCAGATAAATTAACGCTTCCAAGCAAGCAACTACCATAAGCAGGAAGTGGTTCTTCCGCACATGGGTTTACTCCGGCATATTCAATAGAATCATCTTCACTAAATAAGTTCCAACTCTTAATTCTATCCCAATAGAGCATTCCGGGTTCAGCCATTTTCCAATTACTTTTAGCAATTAGGTTTAGAACTTCTCTTGCTTTAACAACTTTAACTATTTCTTCTCCGCTGTTATCTCTTGCATAACTTAATTCATAATCCTCATCATTAAGTACAGCTTTCATAAAGTCATCTTTAATTCTGATTGAAATATTAGCCTTTGTTATCTTATCCGGATTATTCTTAACATTTATAAAATCCAATAGATCAGGATGGTCGCAAGATATAGAAATCATTGCAGCCCCTCTTCTTCCATTCTGAGCAATCAATTCTGTAGTTAAAGAATATAGATCCATAAAAGATACACTACCTGATGTTTCTTTTGCCGCGTTATTTATAACGGCTCCCTTTGGTGCAAGATTAGAAATATCAATTCCAACTCCTCCACCATAAGAGAATGTTCTTGCCATCTCTGCCGCACATTTAAATATTGATTCAAGATTATCTTCGGGCGGGGCTAACACATAGCAATTACTGTATGTAATCTTTTTACCTTGTTTATGAAGTCCTCTATTTGCTAATATTCTTCCACCAAAGATAAATTTCTTCTGTTTAATAATTTCAGCTAATTCTTCATTTCCAGCTGATACTCTATAAAACCACTCAGCTAATGTTTCATCTTCATATTTATATTTCTTCTTCCATATATCTTGAGATAATTCCTGCGGTAACCACTGTTCTAACTTCATTCTTTGCTTCCTTCCTTATTCTATATCATTAAATAAACTTGGCAGTATGAAATTTAACTGTTCTAGTAACATATCAGCAATTTCTTTTATTTGAGGGTGGGCAGCTTTTGAAGTTCTTGATTTTAAGAAATGTCTCCACTCTCTAACATTGGCTGTCATAACTATTTCAGTCTTTAAGCTATTAGGTAATAGTCCTCGGGCTTCTTGCGCTGTACACCCTAAATTTAATAATGTAAAATAGTTATTTTCCGCTTGCTGGCATCCTTGCTTCCAAGCTTCATACTTTTCAGTTCCCGGTTCTAAATATAATGGTTCAATAACAGTAATCTGTCCATCGAAATCACCTTTTGAGTAATTACAATATCTCGTTGATTCTTGAGAATAACTTGCTATCCTATGACGAACCATTTCATGTGTAACCCCTCTATCACAAATAAATCTAACAGAGAATGAAAAATGCTCCAATACACTTTCATGACCTTGTTTGACAATATTAGAAATAAACTTAACGGCGGATTCATCTGTTATCTTATCTTCACTCTTATAACATACTCGACCACATAATTCCAATTTCTTTAACACTTCAACCGGAGTTATATTATCTAATATTTCGATACTTGCCTTAATTATTTTCATTATTGATTCTCTTCTCGATGTAAGCTTCTTTCCGCTTCAAAGCCGTTTGGATATCTTTTCATTAACTTATCCACATTCATCTGCATAACCTCTTCTAAGCTATATCCTAACCCCTCCGCCATAATAGCAATATACCAACAAATATCTCCAAGCTCTTTTGCTAAATTATCTTTATCTAGCTCATGGCCTTGAAATAAATGCTTTTTAACGTGGTCGGCAACTTCCCCACTCTCCCCATTTAATCCCAATACTCCATTCAATACTAGTTTATCTGGTTCTAAGGTGCTCGCTGTTCTTAATGCTAATTTCTGATATTCATTAATTTTCATTTTTATCCATCCCCATTTCTACTAATTCCATTATGCAATAGTTTGCTAAATCAAATAAAGTATCTTTAATGCTTTCATCGGATACCTTTTGAGTAGCTCCACCTTTTAAAGTCTTGAGGCGGCTGTATTTATCATAAATTCTAATTAATATAGCATTGTCAAATTCCTTTCTCATCTTTGCAAAGGAATCACCATAATCGTGATTCTTTCTTTCATACAATTCATTCATGTTTTTACAAATCGCTGCATGAGCCTGTACTTTTTTGATTGACATTTTCATCCTCCTAAAATTGTAATAAATTGCCTGATTCGTCTGTTGCTAAGTTTTCTTCGAATTCTTTCTTTTCTTCTTCTGTCATATTTATAACAGCTTCAGCTTTTCTTCCAGCGGTATTATCAAACTTGGGCTTATTAAAATTATTCTTCTTATCTTTTTCCCACGCAGCAATAACCTGCATATATCCTCCAGCAATAGCTCCATTTATTTTATCCACAGCTATTGAAGCACTATTTCCTGCAAATGCTCTTAAATCATCTAATATAATTTGCCATTGATTTGGTTGAAGTCCTTTTTTTAGTCTCATATTGAAATATTCTAATAATTTTTCTCTAATATCTTCATTTTGAGTAAAAGCATTTATCATTCCTCTCATAGTTACTATATCTTTAACTTTCTTTTCTTTTTTAGATTTAGTTTCTATAATAGGTTTGGATTTGATAGTTTTTGATGTTTGCGTCTCATCTTTAGATGAGTATTCTTCTTTAGTATTTACTTTATTAGTCTTTAATTGGTTAGGATTTTCTACCGGTAGATATTCAAGAGGTTGATTTTCTACCTCTTGTTTTTTATCTTCTTGTTTTAAAGATTTCTCAAATACATAGTACTCATATTCAATCCTGCCAGATGAACTTTCATCAGGATAAATTTTATTTATTTTCAAATATCCAAAAGATTCTAATTCTTTCAGAGATGATTTAATAGCGCTCTCATTTTCTTTACAAATAGCTACTAATCCAGCAATTGAGTAATCCCAGTTATCAGGCAAGGATAACATTAAAGATAATAATCCTTTTGATTTTAAGGTCATCTCCTTTTCTCTAAAATGATAATTGCTCATTATCGTATAATTTTTAGTTTTTTCTACTCTGATAATTGCCATATTCATAATCCTTTAATTGAATATAAAAAAATGTAGCTACTTGAGTTCGCGGCTCGTTCACTACACCTTTTTATAATAATCAATATTTACTTTGGTATCAGTACCGCGAATACTGATTACCTCTTTATTATATATAATAAAATATTAAAAATCAATATTTAATTATATCTTTCATTTTCACTTATATAGGTACATGTCATATCAGCTTGATGAAGTAAAAATGCTAAAAGATTCTCACTATATGCTTGACCTAATTCGTTTAAGGTATTGTATAATGATAAGTCATATGCTCCCATATGCCAATATATTGCTTGAGCTTCCATTACCGATAATTTTATAAATTGCTGGATAATAAATATACTTTTACCAGCATGTCCCATAGCCAAGAGAGGGTCTCTCTTATAGCCAGGAGTTACCTCCCAATCAAATTTACCTCCCGGGTCTGATTTAGTGCCTTTATCATGATATACCTTTTCATTCTTCCATGTCTCATGATAGGTATTTACCTTACATAAGTCATGTAGCAATGCTACTATTATCATACTATCTTCTGGGATATCTGGTAAATTATAATCTGATTTTTTTAGATTTTCATAATGAAATACCAAAGCATCATATACATTAATGCTATGTTCTGCCAATCCTCCTGGATAATCACCATGAAATCTGGTTGATGCTGGAGATGTGAAAAAATCTGATTTTTCTATATATGCTATCAGGTCTTCAATTCCATCTCTTTTAGTCTCTCTTAGCATGTTAATAATCATATTCTGAGCGAATTTCATTTTCTTATCTGATTTCATTTTAATCTTCTATCTCCTACTTCTTAACTTTCGATACTCTGAGGGTTACCACTTCTTTTTTAGTTTGGCAATCTGCTAATAAAGCGGCATCAATCTTTCCACTGTAAATAGCATTTTCAAGAGCGTCCATATCAACATAATCTTTCTTCTTAACTATTCCTCGAATCTTCATTTCTTTTAGCTTTGCAATTAAAGCCTCCTCAATGAAGTCTTCTCTCTCTGATACTGAGCAACTTGCTTTGATATCATCTACAATAAATTCTCCAAGTTCTGCTCCTAACATAATTGTCTTGATTTCTTTATTATCCTTATCTACCAGCTTCTTATATGAATCCATTTCTGACTTGTTGGCTTCATAAACTGGAAGTAATTGAGATAATTTTTCTTCAGGTGTTCTAACATCTTCAACCAATGAAATTTGTTTTCTTGTCATTATTTTATTCTCCTTAAATAGGCTCAAATATTATATAGAATATTTAGTCGTTTTATAACTTGTTTTTAAGAGCTCTTTTTCCTCTTTCTCCCCAAAACTGTGCATTATAATCTCCCATAATTCCAGCTCTACCTCTTGGAATCCATTTCTTGAATTTTACTAGTTTGGGTAAGTCTTTCTTATCCCAATAACGCGTATCTCTCTTTCCTTGCTGTGTATAATCAGGTAACTCTGGTGTATCTTTGGGTTTTTCATACTTTGGGTTATTATACCACTTATACCAATTATTTAAGGTAGGAACGGAAATATCCAAGTGCTGCGCTACCTTAGCTGCTGTTAACATATTATTCAAAGCTTATCACCTCCTCAATCTTTCCTTCAAAATTAGTTTAATAAGAAATCAATAACTTCTGATTTGTTAATACCTACATTTCCATCTACCAATGCATCTGCCATAGCGCCTTTTTTATGAACCAATTCTTCGATTCTTTCATCTATGGTATCTTTGCAAACTAATGTGATTATATTTACATTTGATTTAGTACCAATTCTATGAGCTCTATCTTCAGCTTGTTCTTTATTAGCTCTATTCCAAGGACTATCTAAGAAAATTACTGTAGTAGCTGCAGTTAAGGTTAAGCCAGTTCCCATTGCTCCTATTGTTCCAATAATACATTTACATCTTTTATCATTCATAAATTTATCTTGCTCAGTTACTCTATCTTTTGTTTCTCCGGTAATGATAGCTGGGTTAAATCTTTTCAATCTTTCATAAGTAGGGTTAGTCATATCCGTCCAATTACTAAATATGATACATTTTTCATTATTTTCAGCCAGCTCTTCAACAATTTCTTCTAATCTATCAAGCTTGGCACTTTCTTTAACTTGGCTACTTAATATACCGGTGAATCCGGTAGCTTGACGTAATCTAATTAACTGAGCAAGCGGGTTATTGCTAATTTTAATCTTATCAATTTGTTCTTTGATTTCTGCTTTAACCTCGTTATAGACGGTAGTTTGAGCTTTACTCATTTCAACAAATTCTGTAGTATAGATTTTATCTGGTAAATCAAGTGCATCTTTCTTTAATCTTCTAAGCATCAGACCATCTAAGTTTTCCTGAAGCTCTCCCAAGTTTCGGTATCCTACTACTTCATATCCACCATATCCTCCCATTACACAATAATGCTGTTTGAATTGGAAGAATGAGTGCTTCTCAAATCCCAACCATTTTAATACGATAAATAAATCAAGTGGAGTATTCATTAAAGGTGTTCCAGTCATTGCTATTCTCGTTTCTGGTAAAACCTTCAATATTGCTTTTCCTTGTTGTGATGCAGGATTTTTACATTTATGAATTTCATCTATTGCTACCATTCCAATTATTCCATTATCACATAATTCTTTTATTTTATTGCAAATATCCTGATCTCTCAAACTCTCTACGTTTGTGATTAGGAAATAATCTTTTGGCAATTTATTGAGGTCTGCTAATTTATCTTTGCTTGAACCTACAACTGCTTTACCTTTACCATTATATCGAGTTCCTAATATCCAACTACCCTCATTACTGTGAACTCCAATTTCTGCTTGCCAATTCCATTTCAAGCCATTAACACCACAAATAATTAAGCAATGTTTATATTTCTTAGTTAATTTCTTTGCAACTGCTATATCAATAACTTGTTTTGTTTTCCCAAGCCCTTGCTCATCTCCTAATAGAAACTTATCATATTTTAGTCCATATTCAAATCCTTCAACTTGATGTCCAAACGGGATTGTTTTGAATTCAAAGCCGTTTGGTAACTTAACCGCTTTTTTCTCTTCCATAGCCTTGTAATTTCCGGTTAAAGTGATTTCTCTGTTTCCCATTTGATTGATTATAGCTACTAATTTCTTTGCAGGTATTTCCCATTCCTTTTGAGCTGCATGCCAAAACCTACTTGTTTGTGTTCTCATTATTCCAACCAGTTCTGCATCATATGGAAAGCTTATGAAAGCACTTAAATCTCCATTGACTTTCTGAGCTTCTTTAATCTGAATGCTTATCATCTTTATTCCCCTTTTGCCAAAGTGTTTTGAGTGGGTTTTTATTCCTAATAATATTATATAACATATTGATTGATAAGTCAACTCTTTTTTTGAAAAAAAAAGCCCTTAAATTATATTAAGGGCTTTATCTGAATATAATATTATTTAACTATGTTTTGAGCTACCAATACTTTTGCTTGTTCATTAACAGCGAGATACCTCTTCATTTGCTGTACCGCTTCCTCTATCAATGAATCAATGGTTTTCTGGGTTAATACAAACTTAGCAAGAGCTGGAAGCTTATCATATAGCCAAGTGGTAACAGCTGCATATTTTAACAGACCAGTACCTCCAGCAAATTCAGCTTCGGCTTTTGTTACTAAGTAAAAAAGAATCTGCTTAGCATAATTGCTATAACCCTTTTTCACTAATACCATCACAATTACCATCACAATTACCACAATAGCTATAACTAAAAGGCTATCCCAGTAAGCGGTTAAGAAATTAATCATAATTTATTCTCCTTCAATTATTTGAATATCTTTCACATATACCCAACTAATGATTTCTTTTAATAATACCTTATTGGAATCAATTTGTTCAACAGTATAAATATTTTTCTTTACGAAAGCCGGTATATTCTGACCTGTTGCATATTTAGTTCCGATTACTTCTACTTTAGACCCTATCTTTAATGTAGATGGTTTTTCCGAACTAGTATTCAATAACTTATTAACTCTGTTTGCAATATCTGCATGTAGCCTATAAAGATAATCACCAGGACAAGATTTATTAGCAAACCATCTATGAACTGTCATGTTTTGCTTATCCACTTGACCAATTAAAGACTTATCTCCTTTCCACTTTAATTCTTTAATATTATTACGTTTGCAAATATCCGCACATAGTTTAATAAGTGCTTCGTATGCTTTTACAGTAACTGCGTATGGATGAGATGTATCACTGGCTACTTCAATAGTTATTGCCCGATTATCATTAGCGGAAGATGAAGAACACCAAGAACGGTCTTTTTCTTCTACATACATTCCCACTCTTCCATCCGGCCCAATACCATAGTTAGAACTCGCTTGCCGGGAAGTGGGAGCAAATACATCACCAATAGTCTCTACGGAAAGCTGTCCAACTACACAATGAATAGTGATAGTATCAATTATATGATTTCTTGGACTTGTTTTATTAGGACTTATTTTTGTATAGGATACTAAAGAACTATTACTCATCATCTTATCACCTCCTATTTTATATAGTGCTCTACAGCTTGTTCCTGCAGGAATTCAGTCATTTCATTACTAGCATCTCTATAATATATCAATGCTTCTTCCATAACACCATTAACTTTTCCTTCTTTAATTGCTACTGAATTAGCATACGACAATTTGCCAACAGCTTTTATCATACGCATTGTTAACAAGTTTTCTTGCTTTCTTGCTTCTGCCCTCTCTTTTGATTCCTTATCTCTTTCCTTCTCTTTTAATTCTTGTTTCCTTTTTTCTTCTTCCTGTTCTAAATCCCTTTGCTTATCCCTTTTGATGTTATGGTATTGAACGTACCAAATAATTAGCGCTGAAGCAATTGGAGAAAGAAAAGCTAATATTTCAGTTGACATATATTATCCTCCTTATTCCATAATATAAGCCTCACCAACTAATTCTTGAAATAATTCTGGGGTTATCTTACCATTCGCCACTTCATCTTTTAGTGTATTTTTCACATCTTCTTTTATCTGTTCCGGAACCTGCGAAAATAATTTCTTACCTGCAATAATAAGACTTGCATATATTTTAGCCATATTGATTAACCTCCTTTGATTAACTTAGAAACATTTCGAATATTTCTGTTAAAGCCATTTTATTATCTAAGTCCGCTTCCTTTAAATGGTCAACATGATTTGATATCAATTCTTGATATTCTGCAATTGTCATTTCAATTTCATCATATTCCCAACCATGAAAGCCATCCTCAACATCTTCATCAATCCTAATAATATTAGTCCTGATGTAGACTTTATACTGATCTTGCTCTAAAGGCTTTACGAACTCCTGTGTTCCTCTTACCTTCATTTTGAATTACCTCCTTATAAAATTTTTCCATTGCTACTATTAATGGTATTATATACTTTTGACGTAACCTATAACTATTATAATGTATTAACCACCCATTATTATTCCAATTCCCGCTAACATGCGAAACCGAGTACTCATTGCCCATATATTTTCTTTAGTATTTAATTATCAATTTATTATGCAGCCGGCACAAACAGCACGCGCCCGCCACGAATCCGATGACGATTAGAAGGCGCACTATTCACATTCCGATAGAAACCGCCCGCAATAGCCCCAACATTCCAATAACCGCCGACATACGAAACCCTATGACCCGCATTCAGCACGTCTTGATAGAAATAATCTTCAATTGGCTTATTATCTGCTCCTAATGTTTCAGTAGGAAGGAATGCAAAATCACAAACCTCTGACCAGC